GATATTTGGTCGCCGTACCAGTTTGCCATTAATGGTTGTTTATCTTCCTTAGTATTTAGAATAAAAAATGAGGTCCCAATAGAGACCTCATTCACTTCCTTCACACGGTATACTATGTATGCAATTCACATAAGCACTTCCTTACAGATTCGTTTACATGATGCTTGGTGTGTATCGGTACATTCAATTAGACATTCGTAGTAATCGTTTATTTTTTCTAATTCGGTAGAATCCTCAAAGTGTGACCATTCATATAATTGATTTCTAGAAGCGAGATTGTTCATGGTTTTTCTGTGTGTAACTGCGATTCATAATGTAGTTCAAATTTGGGGTCATTTGTTCACCTCGTAATTCTATACTATCTATACTAGTTTGTCAGGAAATACTCACTTAATGCAACGAATATTATTGCCTACTAATTTATACCTAGGCATAAAAAAGACCCCCTTGTAGGAGGTCTGAAAGGGCATGTGGGACAACCTGCCCCACAACAACCTGACTCACATAAGGTTGGCAACCTGTACACGACGGTAGTACTTGTTGGCGTTGGCGGTAAGAGCACCGCTGCCTTGGGTAAGACCACCAGAGAAGGGGTTCGAGACCATGCCGTAGCGAGTCTTGAAACCGATTTTTGGTTGGAAGGTGTTAGGGTTGATTGCACGAACCTGCTGAAGAGGAACATATGGGCAATAGAACAGACCAGCGTCATAAGGTGAAGTACCCTTATAACCAGCAACATAGAAGTGCTTGTCTGCAACGTTAGCAGAGTAAGGATCAACGTAGACCTTGATGCGACCGTTGAGTGTACCAACCAGTGTGCTGGAGGTATCATCAACTGCTGCAAGACCGTTGTTACCAGCAAGAGCAGGGGTGTAGTCAAGAACACCAGCCATGCCCAGTGCAGAAGCAACGTCGGCAGAACAGATCAGGATGTTGCCTTTGCCACGACGAGTTTGCTGACCGATAGCGTTAGCATCGCGCTCAATCTGGAACAGAAGTCCTTTGAACTTCTCAACAGACCAACGACCGTTGCTGTCAACGTCAAGGTCAAAGATACCAGCGTTAGCGGTATTGTTCTGAGCACCAGTAACAGCGTTAACTACGATAGTACGAACGACTTCGCGGTTGATTTCAGCAAGGATTTCTGTGCTGAGGATGTTAGCCAGTTCAGTTTCAGCATCCAGACCGTGAATTGCCTTCAGGTCTTGTGCCATTTCGATGCTGTACTCAGCCTTCAGGGCGCGAGCACGAGCTGTTACAGTGACCTTCTCGATTGAGAAACCCATCTCACGGAATGCCGTGTTAGATGCAGAATCATCAAGACCTTCAACAGTTGCCGTGGTCATGCCAGTGGCGTCGTCTGCTTGCTCATAGGTTCCAGCAGGGGAATCGTTGAGAAGTGCAGGGTTGTTGCCTTGGGCGTCGTTCGTAGCGTCAGAAGCGCCAGGATCGTATGCACCAGGACCGCCAGAGAAACCAGCGTTAGGCTCGTTGAAGAATGCTTCATCGTAACCAGAAGCATTAGGATCGCGCTCGCTACCATAGTTGGTACGCATTGCGAAGATCAGTCCAGTAGGACCAGTCATTGGTTGAACACCAGCAATATCATAAGCGATAAGCTGAGGCATGGAGCGACGGATGAGGCTGATCAGTACAGGGTCGAAACCTGCAACAGGACCTGTCGCTGTGCTGGCACCAGTGTAGCCAGTTGTTTGAAGAGTCTCGTTAAGGATTTGTCCTTCTTCGACTTGTGCTTTTTCTTGGTTTTCGAGGAGTTGAGCGATGACGCCACGCTTATGGGAATCTTGAATCTCTGGAAGAGCATCGTGATTCAGAACGGGTGCCCACTTCTCCTGGAGTTGACGTAAAGACATTTGTATCTCCGAGTTAAAAGTAGATAAAGTTAATTAATTATTTAGACCAACGAGCGATTGCATCAACGTATTTCGACATTGAGCCACCCAGGTTTTCTTCGACAAGGGGTTCCGAAACTTCTTCGGTGGGGTCGGTTGCAAGTGCAACTTCAGCCTTACGGGTGAAGTAGGATTCCTTGATCGTTTCGATTTTCTTTTGAAAATCTTCTTCAGTTTCAAACTCAACACCCTCTGCCAGAGAAGCAAGCTTCTCCTTCTGTGTCTCAGCGAGACCAGCGGCACATTCGTTCACAATTTCCATTTTTACAAACTCGCCAATACGCTTATTTAAAGCGACGTTAGCGTCGATTTGCTCGTTGAGTTTAGCTTCCATTTCATCAATTTCTCCAACCATGCCGTCAAGCATGTTGAATTTTTCCTCAGGCACACTAAAGTTGTGCTCAAGGAAAAGACCTTTTAGACCGTTGAAGAATGACTCTGCCATCTCAGTCTTAATGCCATGCTCAACCTGGAGAGCATTCTCTTTCATCCAGGATTCAGCGGCATAAGTCAGGTAGTCGTCAACCTTCTCGGCCAATTCTGTTTGAATCTTTTCGACTTCTTCAGTCAACGTAGATTCATACGCTTCTTGCAACGCTGTTGCTTCTTTGTTAACGCGACTGGTTACAGCGGCTTCAAAGATTGTTGCTGCTTTTAAACGGAACTCTTCTGAGAGGTCTTCACCAGCGACAAGAGCGTCAACATCTTCAGTAAAGTCGAGTTCGGTTTCAGCGATGACTTCTTCTTCACTTTCCGTTTCCTCCATTTTAGCAGATGCGTCACTTGGCTTAGTGCTAGGAACAGGTGCTTTACCTACAGGTGCTGCTGCAGACTTGCCTGCGTTCTTAGTTCCTTTAGCGCCTTCTTCCGAATCAGAAGTAACATCAATTACCTTAGATGCTCCACCTTTAGAGGTGTCAATTTTTTCACCAGGTTTGGCGTCTTTGGTAACTGCGTTGGAACCTTCGGTCACAGACTCCATATTATCTAAGTTTTTGTCGAGGGTCTCAGACATTTGATATTCTCCGTTATGCAATAGTAGCGTTATCTTTTATTATTTATAAATCACAGACTCTTTAAAAATGCTGCAAACGCGGAGATTTTACGCTCCTGCAGATTAATAATAGTTGCTTCATCAAGTTCGGTTTTGATTTGTGCAATAGCAGACTCTTTGAGGATGCCATTATCCCAAACCCATTCCTTTCCTTCCATAATACCGTCAACAAATGCATCAGGTGCAGAAGGATCTGCTACAATATCAGCAGCAGTTGCAAGCATAAAGTCATCTGCGACGACATTACAACCTTCTTTTTTGACTAAAGAACCCATACCTCTAGAAGAAACGCCAAGACTGACGCCTTCAGAAAGAAGGTTCTTTGCAATATTACCCATGGGAGTATCAAGGATTTTTGCTCTACCAATGAAGTTGTTTCCATCTTCTTTGAGAGATTCAATCTTATGTGATACTCTATCAAGATTGATAGAAGGACCATCGGGATGACCTAACTCTCCAAGGGCACGCCCTTTTTGAATGTAGTTCTCGCTGTATTTAGCAACTTCGCGCTGTAAAGTTGGTAACTTGTACATGCGACCATTGCGATTTTGAAGTTCTGCCTGTAAGAAGATACCTTCGATGAAGTAATTCTTCTTGCCTTCTTTCTCCTCACACAGAAAATCTACTTGAGTGATTTCTTCAGCTATCAGTTTCATTTTCTTCTTCGGGGGTTTCTACAGGTTGTTCTAGTTCATCAGTAGGAGGTTCATGTGGCATACGCCCATCAACTTCAACATCTTGAGCATTATCGGAACCGTCTGGCAAACTATCAGCAATTTCATCTGCTGAATCTTGCGCGGTTTGATCTAACTCAAAACCCATACTCTTAGCATACTGAACTTTTTGTGCTTGAATAGCATCATAAGTTGAAGATGCTAAAGCGTCATTAATGGAGTCAATCGCTTTTGCTTTTTCATCACTAAAAACTTGCTGAACTATTTGTTTTGCAATATCACTAGGCATAATAAGTATCCATTATTAGTATTATTTAGTTAATTAAAATTCTCCTCTGCGGACATCTCCAGGATCAACTGAAGATTCCTGTGCATTTGGGTCTACTTCTGCTGCTGGGGCACCTTCACCGCCAGCAGCCATAGCAGGATCCATTTCCGCCATAGGATCAGCAATAATACCTGCTTCCATTTCAGCGGCGATTTGTTCATCAATCTCCTTAATCTCTACATCAGTTTGCTTCAGGACCTGACGACGCATGTATTCTACAGAGAAATACTTACCAACATAAGCATCCATAGCAGCAACTTGGTTCATCCTTTCGTTGCGGATTTCAATCTCTTTCAGTTCAGTGAAGTAGTTATCAGCAATGAAGTCAAACTGGATATGATTCTTCATATCTTCCCACTCTTCAAGAGACATAACTCCCTTAAGAATGAGTTGTGTTTTTAAAAGATCTGTAAAGAGTTCTGAGAAACGCTTACGCAATCTAGCAATAAACTTCTGGAACTTAACTTCATCGCGAGTAATTTCAGCAGCACGACCAATGTTAAAAGTCGTTTCTGTTTCCAAACGAGATGATGGAACGTTGAGTGCTTTATAAAGTTTCTTCTGGAAATACTTTACATCCTCAAGTTCTCCGAGGTTCTGACCACCAGGAAGTGTAGAGATTTCTGTACCACGACCACCTTCACGTCTAGGTAACCAGAAGTCTTCCATCATGGACATAAACTTCTTGTCGTCTTTAATCTCACCAGTGTTTGCATCGTAAACCATCTTGTTACGATAGCGTCCCATAACTTCGCGAAGATATTGTTCCGCTTTGTTCTTGGGAAGATTACCAACATCAATGTAGAAAATTCTACGTTCTGGTGCTCTACTTAAACGATAGATGACCAGAGAATCTTCAATCATTCTCAGTTGGTTGACTGCCTTAATCGCCTTGTGTAGGTGACTAAGTGTCATGTTTTTGTTCAGGTCTTGAATACCTGAGTGACAATAAGTAACAGAATCAATGGTAATTTTCATACCCTGATTAGTAGAATTCTTTAATCCCTTTGGATTGTATAAGAAATACTCTGCTGCTTTTTGTGTTAATTGCTGGTTTAAATCAACCCCACGCATTTGTTCTGGTTTCTTCTGCTCGTACTCAGTAACCTTACGAATCTTGCGAGGATCGATATAACGAAGTTCTGCAAGACCGCCAGCAGGATTTTTGGGGTCAATAATTTTATGATAAAATAGTCTTCCGTCTACATACCACCTACGAAAAATTTCATAGGAACGATTTTCAAAGTCTAATAATCTAAGAACAGTCTCAAACTCTTCTCTGATAAGTTTTTTAATTTTATCCGACGCCTTAAGGTTGGATAGTTCAACCTCCACTGGCACATCATCAAAATTACCACAAATAGTTTCGTTGACAATATCGTCAACTGCACTATCACATTCTGGTTGCATTACCATCTCTCTATAACGAGAGATAAGTTCATAATCATTACGAACAGCACCATCAAAATCAACGGAATATCCATAATATCCGCCACCTACAATAGGTTGCGAACCATCCATACTATCTTTTTGAACAAAAGAAGGCCCCTTGGGGACCTTCTTTGCTCTTTCCAGTGAAAAACCGAAGAGCTGAGACATTATATTTCTAAGTAACTGGTCCTGTTCTATTTATCAAGGATCTCAATTAGCAACTACAGGAGTCCAGTACTGAGTCTGAAGTTCAACAGTAAACTCTTCAATAGCATCATTGTTACCGAAGTCGAGATCGATAGCAGCGATTGCACTTGGGAATACATTGTAGAATCTATAAG